CTCTGTCCTATGGGTCTGATGACATTACCCGAGCGCCGACAGGCGCTCAAGGGCGCAAATGCGTTCGATCGTTTGCGAGGGCAACAACCTGAAAACAGCCGTTTGAATGACGGGCCTTGCTGCTGAATAGGAGGCCAGAACGGCCCACAGGTTCAACCCAATTGCCCGATGACACTTGGATAACGCCTTCATGCCAACTGACGCCTTCCCTGGACACACTGCACCCAATGTGAGAGGGGGCTTGCCCCCGATGGCAGTGTGTCAGTTCATCAATAACCAACCGACGCCCTGCAAGCTATCCAATCAACGCCCTTCCAACAACGCCCCTGCCTGATCCAACAATGCCAACGGATCCGCAGCCTTATGAATATCCACCGACAACAACTGCCTGAATCTGCGCGCCCCAGGGAAACCGGTGCCCAATCCCAACACATGCCGCGTAATGTGATGCATCGCCCCACCCGCCGCCAAATGCTCAGCGATATAAGGCCGCAACTGCGCCAACGCCTCCGCCCGGCTGATCACTGGCGCTTCACTGCCAAACAACTGCTGATCCACCTCCGCCAGCAGATACGGATTGTGATAAGCCTCCCGGCCCAGCATCACCCCATCAAACGTCTGCAAATGTTCATGGCACTGCTCCAGCGTCTTGATGCCGCCGTTGAGAATAATCTCCAGCGCAGCGAAGTCCTGCTTCAACTGCGCCGCCACGTCATAGCGCAAGGGTGGAATGTCGCGGTTCTCCTTTGGCGACAACCCTTCCAGAATCGCAATCCGAGCATGCACCGTAAAACTGCTGCAGCCCGCGTCCTTCACCGTCCCGACAAAGTCACACAACTCGGCATAACTGTCCCGCCCATTGATCCCGATACGGTGCTTGACCGTCACCGGAATCGACACCGCATCGCGCATCGCCTTCACACAATCGGCCACCAAGGTCGGGTGAGCCATCAGGATCGCGCCGATCATATTGTTCTGCACCCGGTCGCTCGGGCAGCCGACATTCAGGTTCACTTCGTCGTAGCCAGCGGCCTCGGCCATACGCGCACAGGCGGCCAGGTCAGCGGGGACACTGCCGCCAAGCTGGAGCGCCAGAGGGTGCTCGGCTTCGTTATGGCGCAGGAAGCGGTCATGGTCGCCATGCAGGATTGCGCCGGTGGTGACCATCTCGGTGTAGAGCAGGGCGTGTTTGGAGAGCAGGCGCAGGAAGAACCGGCAGTGACGGTCGGTCCAGTCCATCATGGGTGCAACGCTAAAGCGCCGAGACAGTGCGGGGCTTGATTCTGCTGGGCTAAAGCTCTGTTTTTGAACCATTTTACTCAACGTGTTTTTCGGCAGGGTTTAGGGCGTTTTCAGGCCGTTTTAGGGCTCGTTGGTAAGATGTACCACCCAAAACTGACGCGTACCACTTTCGATGGCGACTATCAGGGCAAGAAAACTGGCGGATGGGACTGTGAGCTACACGGCTCAGGTCCGCATCCAGCGCGACGGAGTGCAAGTCTACCAAGAGAGCCAGACTTTCGCCTGAAAACAGGCCACCTAGGCCTGGACGCTTAATCGCGAGTCGGAGCTGGATGAGCCTGGTGTGATCGAGCGAGCGAATCGCAAGGGCACCGTGCTCAAAGACATGATCAATCGCCACCTGGTAGCGGTTGAGAAAGCCCGGCGACTGGGGAAGACCAAGTGCGACACTCAATGCTATCGGTGAGGCGTACCTAGGCGAGCTGACCGAGCACTACAAGCCGTTTGCCATGCGGTTGTTCAGCGAGTGTTCTGGCCTGATGGTGATCGCTCTGCCGCTGGTGCCAGGTGGCAAGTTCCGGGTGCTGGAGCGTCACCAATTCCGCGGCATGGACTTCGCGGCGCAGGCCAGCGTGATCAAAGCCGTCTGTGACCGCTACTGGGTGACGTATATCGGGATCGACGTAACCGGGCTGGGCAGCGGCGTGGCGCAGCTGGTACGCCAATTCTTCCCCAACGTCACCACCTTCAGCTACTCCCCCGAGGTGAAGACGCGCCTGGTGCTGAAGGCCTACGACGTGATCCACCGCGGCCGGCTGGAGTTCGATGCCGGCTGGACCGACATGGCGCAGTCATTGATGGCTATCCGCAAGACCATCACCGCAGGCGGTCGCCAGTTCACCTACACCGCCGGCCGCAACGACAACACCGGCCACGCCGACCTGGCGTGGGCGCTCTTTCACGCATTGCACAACGAACCGCTGGAGGGGCAGACCACTGCCAATACCGGTCGGATGGAGATTTTTTGATGTCGAACCGCCACAGAAATACCAAGCAAGTGGCCCAGGCTTCCACGGTTGCAGCGCAGGAGTTCATTCCGCGCAGTGATAGCAAGATGGAGGCGTTCAGCTTCGGCGATCCATCACCGGTGCTGAGTGGCCGGGAGGTTTTTGATTATCTGGAGTGCTGGTTTAACGGGCGGTGGTACGAGCCGCCGCTGTCTCTGGATGGCCTGGCACGTTCGGTGGGTTCCAGCGTGCATCTGCATTCGGGGCTGATGTTCAAGCGCAACCTGTTGAGCAAGACGTTTATCCCGCACCGGCTGCTGTCGCGCGCGGCGTTCGAGCAGTTCGCCCTGGACTTTCTGTGCCTGGGCAACGGCTATCTGGAAGGGCGACGCTCGATGCTCGGCCCGGTGCGCGAGTTGGTACCGCCGCTGGCGAAGTACATGCGCTCGGGCAAAGACGGGCGGCAGTTCATGGTCCAGGGCTGGAAGGAAGAGCACGAATTTGAACCGGGCACCGTTTTCCATCTGCGGGAAGCGGATCTGCACCAGGAGGTGTACGGCCTGCCTGAGTGGATCAGCGCCTTGCAGTCGGCGTTGCTGAATGAGTCGGCCACGCTGTTCCGCCGCAAGTATTACGAGAACGGCAGCCATGCCGGCTTCATCCTCTACATGACCGACGCCGCGCAGAACGAAGCGGATGTCGACTCCCTGCGCAAGGCGCTCAAAGATTCCAAGGGGCCGGGTAACTTCCGCAACCTGTTCGTGTACTCGCCGAACGGCAAAAAGGACGGGTTGCAGATCATTCCGGTCAGTGAAGTGACGGCCAAGGACGAATTCAACTCGATCAAAAACCAGACCCGCGACGACGTGCTGGCCAGCTTACGCATTCCGCCGCAGCTGATGGGCATTGTGCCGCAGAACGCGGGGGGGTTTGGGTCAATCAGGGAGGCGGCGCAGATCTATGCGGCCAATGAGCTGGAGCCGATTCAGGCGCGTATGGCGCAGGTGAATGACTGGCTAGGGGAGGAGGTCGTGCGGTTCAAACCCTATGAAATTCCCGTGGGGGCGTAAAAGTAAGAATGGGAAGTGGGCCGAACTCAATACTTTTTACCTTTTGGAGCATGTGGACGGGGTGTTTGCTACAGTTGGGTAGGCCAGTCCCATAATACTTTTGTGAGAATAATATGGATTTTTTTACTCCAGTTGTAGAAGAGGCAAAGCAGAATAAAAACTTCAAATCTGTACTGGCTGGATTTAGAGCTGCTGAGCGGGAACTTTTTACAGAATGGGCGAAAGGGTTTGAGGACAGGGATGGGAAGATCGTTAAGGAGTTTCAAACAACATTTAACTCTTCTTTTTGGGAGGTGTATTTGCATGCGTGCTTTCGAGAATATGGATTTTCTCAGGATTGGAAAAACGCAACTCCTGATTTTTGCCTATCCTCGAACGGATATGAATTTATAGTCGAAGCCACAACTGGGAATGCGGCCCAAGGAAAACCTAATGAGTGGGATAAGACTTATAGTCCTGAGGAATTAAAGTCTGTCCGTCGATTTAGAGACTTGAATAAAGAAGCAGTCATACGGCTGTCAAACGCGATTGTTGGAAAGGCGAGGAGGTACGATGAGTTTTATAAGACACTGAGCTATGTTCAAGGTAAGCCATTTGTTATAGCGGTGGCACCGTATGAGCAGCCTCATTTTAACTTGCAATATGACAGACCTATTAGGGCGTTGCTTTATGACTACTACGTTGACGAAGATGCATATCTAGATAATCCAGCGCTCTATCCCAACGGCCCTCCTGCTATAAACCTCGGTTATGTTGAAAAGGAAAATGGGTCTGAGGTTCCGCTGGGGATATTTGATAGTTCAGAAATGATAGATGTTAGTGCTGTAGTATTTAGTTGTGTCGCGACATGGGGCAAGCTTAGTGCAATGTCTACTAATAACGAAACTGTTACGCAGGTTATGTCCTTGTGGGCCACTCCTCCTCTTGGAGTCCCTGAGGAACGAGTAGGGCCACCTTCAGAATGTGGTGAGACAATATTGGATGGTCTTCAAGTTTTTCATAATCCAAACGCGAAATTTCCGTTGTCACCTGAGGTTTTTAGAAACGATAGAGTGGTGCAGCATTATTTTGACGAAAATTCTGGCGAATGGATCTATGAAGGTAGGCTGAATTCACTCCATTATCGTCAAGTATATGCAAGGGGTAAACGCCCTCCGAAGAATTCATAGTTGAGTTATACCTCTTGTTATATATGTAGTGGCTCTATTAGAAGTTTCATTTAATTTTTGCTATTGCCTACCGAGTTAGCGACTTTGAACCATTCAAAGGCCTCGGCCGGCTCGCCCTGGTGCAACACCATCTGCTCGGCACGCTCTTTAGGCGTTGCCGGGTCCAGCCATTCGCGGGCAAGATCCGGCGTCAGTACCACGGGCCTTCGGTCGTGAATGTCCACCATGCCGCCGGCACTGTCGGCGGTGATGATCACAAAGCCGTCATGTTCGCCTGGGCCTTCATCTGCGTCTGGTAATTGGCCGATGGCCGCGCACAAGATCGGCGCGCCGTCCCGCCTGCGGATCAGGTAGGGCTGTTTCTTCGGCCCACCTTCATCCACCCACTCAAACCAATTGTCGATAGGCGTGATCGCCCGGTGCGGCCATATCGCCCGGAAGAATGGGCCGTGGGCGACCTTTTCGACGCGTGCATTGATCGGTGCGGCGCGGTCTTTTGCCCAATGCGGTCGCCACCCCCAGCGAACTGGATCAGCGTGCAGCAGTTCACCTTGCAGGTGCAGCAATGCCACCTGGGTCGTCGGAGCAACGTTGTACCGCTCGATCGGTTGGTCACCCACCGAGTTTGCCAGGGCGTTGGGCATGCTCAGCGCCGCAACGAAGTCGTGGATACCCCTGTACTGCGACAGCCTTCCGCACATAGCCAAGCCCTCCTTCCGTTTGATCTTAGACAATCGTGGTCGGTCGAGGTCTCATCTCGTTGACGATTCGCTTCAGGCCTTCGGCTTCACGCTGACTTACGATCAGTGACGTCGTCAGGGTGTCGATCTGCTTTCGCATCTCAGCCGCTTCGCCGCCTCTCTGACGGAGGTATCCAGCGAACTCGGCGTTCTTCGCCTGGGTAGCCAGCAGCATCTGGCTGATTCCAAAGACATCCTCCCGTGCTTTGCGCAGTTGCACGTTCAGGTCCTGGATCTCGTTCTCCAGGAGGCGGCAGTGCTGCCGGTACATTTGCAATGGGGTAGGGAGGCCAAGCCAGCCGAGGGTGTCTTCATCGTTATTCATGGGGGCGAATCCAATACTGTATGTGCATACAGTAATCGAGGTTTGCTCATGACGCGATTTGAGGCGACGAACTGTAGGAGGGAGGGGGGCTTTGGGTCAGAAAAAGTCAGCTGGAATAGATGAAAGTTTGCCCTTCAGCAGCATGAAAAAACCCAATTCAACATAGCATTTGCAGGGTGTCACGGCAAGCCAAAGCGGCCGCGCGGACCAATAAACACGGGGCTTCGGGGGCTGCGTGGTTGGCACCCAGGAAGCTGCCGATAGTTCGGGGAGTTGGCGTGCCACAAATAGGGCTACAGGCGTGCCACAACGGGGCAGTGACGTGCTTCACCACCCGGCGCGCGCCGTCGTCCCCCCACCTCGCCTGCGGGCTAAATGGGGCGTTTTTTCTGCGACCCTGCGGACCACTCTCGGCGGCTCAGGCTGGGCGCATGCTTGGCGTTTTAGTGGGGACAGAAACCTGCGGAACCCTGCGAAGGTGGATGTTTTTCGCAACGGTTTCAAGCACGCAAAGACAGCTGAATTCAGTAAGTGCCTCGGGAAAAAGGTTAGTTTTTTTTGAGGGGGGGTGTTGTGACTTGGAACGCCCGTGTTTGTTGGGCTTGAGACCTAACTTTGATGGGTTAGGTTGGGTTAGGTTAAAGGTTATAAATTCATAACTGGCTGTTTTTAAAGGAATTAATATACTGAATATTTAATACTAATAAAGGTTAGGAAATAACCAGACCTAACCAAGAAGCTAACCTTGCCAACCCTTCGAAAAGCCATGCCAAACAAGGCTTTCAGGGCACCCAGCAAAAAACTAACCCTTCTAACCTCTTTCCCGTGGGTCAACATGAAAACGCGAGATGTGCCTAGGTCGGCGCGCTTTTGACGCTGCGTGCTGCATTGCGCAGCACTCACGACGTTTCCGTTGACGCGCCCGCACTCACACTCACACAGCGTCAGATGGTGAGGTTTACAGGCGATGTTGGGATTGGAGAGAGCATTTTCCTAGCCGCTTGAGATGCTTCAATACAGTCAGGCGAGAATTGGTGCACAGGTCCTGCAGGAGGTGGTCTCCATGCCTATAAAAAGGGGCCTGCGTACCGAGGCGTACATTCTGCCTACCAATCACTTACGACCACAATCGGCCGTAAGCTGCGCTCACCCTCAAGCACTGGAAGATAGGAGTTAAAATTTAATCGGCGAGGCCAAGCTTTCTGCTAAACCAGTGATAATGTGTGTAGTCAAATTTATCTCCATACAATTCATCTATTCTCGCCTTGATAATCGTATAATCATGACGAGCACGGCCTCTATCGTGGCACTGAGGGTTGTTTTCAATTTGTTCGGCTAGATACTTAATTGAGTTTTCGTTAAACAATTTTATGTACTGAGGGATCGCCACTTGAAAGCGGGAGTCGGCCTGATCATAATTGGTACTGACTCCGTAGTATGTTGATGCGATCATACAGAACTTCTCTTGCCACTCCTCAGAGTCAGAAAGCTGAAGTATGTAATCAAATTGATCTGAGCTAAATACTGGCCTATCTTTTACAATCCACTCCTTCAGGTCGTCTCCGTGCTTGAAAATGTTCTCCTTTACAAACCAACCAGCAGTTTTGCATACAGGGTCTTTCTCTATGTAGTGTTCAATCTTCAAGCGAGCAGCGTCACTTAATAATGGGAATAATTCGTGATTTTGAGAAAGAAAGAAAATGGGGTATCCGGAATTTCTGGTTGATAAAATGCCAAAGATGTAAAGAAGAAAATCTTTCTCAGCGGATTATCTGATTGATCCTCTTCAGCCTACTCTACTGCCAATTTTCTGTTTCCACCTTCGCCTGA